ACTGGCTGACTAAAAAAATTAATGAACTGCTGGAGGAAGGTACAAGGGCTATCGACTCTGGCGCTGCTGCTGACAGCGCAAAATCTATGCTCCAAAAAGGCAAAATCTATCCTCATCAACTGCAAACACTCAAAAGGTAAACACTATGAAAATTCGCTCTCCCTATGAACGGCTCCGCGTTCAATCTCATCCGGATGGCGTTAGCCTCACGGAACAACATCACGTCAAAAATGTCGATATCAACAATGTCGTCCGGAAATACATGATCTCCGGCGATCTCGCCCCCCCAAAAGTGCCCGGCTCTTATGCCGATGTCACTCCCTTCCAAAAAGACCTGGCGGAGCGATATCGCTTCGCTGAGGACGTACTTGGCCGCGCCAATGAGGCGCGGCCTACCATCGTCGCGCAGCGACAGGCGGCTCGTGAGGCCGCAAAAAAACCCGCTCCTATTGCTCCTGCAAGTTAGGGGGATCCGGGGTCGCACCCCGGACCGCAGGGTTAAAAGGGGGGCCGGTGTGCCCCCCTTTTTTGTCCACACGGAGTGTGGGCAATCTTCTCCGCCTTGGGCACCTTCGGGTGCCCTTTTTTATGGCGGCAACAAGGGGGCTTTACAACACCCAAATTCTATGTCACCCTGCCCCCATGCGTTTCCGAACTTGATCCAGAAACGCAATACTGACACCACACTCAAAACCGTCAAAAAGAGGCGAAAAACGATGTCCAAGCGCAGCCGTACAAGCAATCGTGGCTTCTCTCGTTCAGCGTCAAAAGTACACAGAACTAACCGCTATATCCCGGTGCGCGGTGGCATTCGGCTCTAACGTGTGGGGTGTCTTAACCCTGTCGAAGGGTGGCGTTCACGCTACCCAAACGACAATGGGAAATTCCCCGTGGTGTTCTCCCGCGCGAGCGCGAACACTGAACAGGAATTGTCCCTACCCTGCGGAAAGTGTCCTGGGTGCAAGAAGGACAAGGCGGAAGCATGGGCGCTCCGCTGCGTGCATGAAAGCACGCAACATATTCGAAATTCCTTTGTCACCCTGACCTACGCAGACCCATGCCCGGCCAAACTCTCAAAATCCGATTTGCAAAAATTCTTCAAGCGTGTGCGGAAAGCTGGTTTCTCGTTCCGGTATTTCGCGTGTGGCGAATACGGCACAAGAACAAAAAGGCCGCACTATCACGCGATCATCTTCGGCGAGGATTGGAAGCTCGGGAGTTTCGAAACCGGGCAGACTACCTATACGAATCCGACGCTACAGACCCTGTGGGGTTTCGGGGCTGTTCAAATTGCCCCCGCCGATCCGGCCACGTGTTTCTATACAACGGGCTATATACTGAAAGCGGAAGGCGAGGATGATTCTTTCCATGTCCAAAGTACCCGCCCGTATATTGGGCGCGGATGGCTCGATCAATATGCCGACGATATCGGCCGCAATGGTTTCATAACGCACGATGGTGTTATACATGCACCACCGCGCAGCTATCTGGCTCGGCCAGAGCATGCGTTGACGTTTGATTACATCAAGGAAATGAGGAGTGCCTATGTAAAAAATATGCCGATCGAGGAAGTCGTACAAAAACGCGAGAATGCTCGCGGAAAAGAAATCAACATTCTGGCGAAAGCCAAACTGCGCGGAGAAAAGTTATGATGATTCTGGTACAGATGATTTCGAAAGAAACCGGACTGAGAACCAAGCCGGTAAAAATTGACCGGACTGAGTTGGCTGATATGCTTCTCGGCGTGACTTGCGAGAAGCCGGAAGCCGGTGATGATTACGTGCTCGTAATCGGTACGCTTGATCAATCTGACGCAATCGAATGGGCTGCGTGCCCGGTCTACAGCGTCAATACCTTTGTTGAATACTTCTCCACTACCGAGGCAAAGTGATATGGAAAAATACTTTCAACAGCCGTCGATCATGTCGACGCAACAGCATTTCTCGCACGTTCCGGGTGCAGACATCGAGCGCTCTCGCTTCGATAGATCGCACGCACTGAAAACAACCTTCGATGAAGGGAATTTGGTTCCCATCTACGTGGATGAAGTTCTCCCGGGGGATACGTTTAGTCTGAGGGAAACCTCCTTCTGCCGTCTCGCGACGCCGCTGCGTCCGGTCATGGACAATATGTACTACGAGACGTTTTTCTTCTTCGTGCCCTACCGACTGGTATGGGACAACTGGCAGAAATTCATGGGCGAGCGGGCGAGTCCCACAGAAGATAATTCTGCGCTGGTTGTGCCGCAGATCGCGTTGAACACGGACAATACCGGGACCAAGCTGTATCACTACTTCGGGTTGCCGTACACGCAAGCGGCGATTAATACTGGCGAGCTCAAGGTATCGGCGCTGCCGTTTCGCGCCTATAACCTGATCTGGAACGAATGGTTCCGCGATCAAAACCTGCAACAATCAACTGCGGTACCGACTGGTAACGGACCTGACTCGGAAGGGCATGCCATTCTTCGCGGTCGCGGCAAGCGTCACGACTACTTTACAAGCTGCTTGCCGTGGCCACAAAAAGGCGACGCGGTGATGATCCCAGTCGGCGCCATGACCGGTCTGTCTGTTATGAGTCCGGATCTTGACGAAGCCGCATATGAAAATGTGGACGGGCTCCCGGACGATGTTCGGTGGCTGCAAACCGGCTACGCTGTAGACCTTGCGGAGGCGACAGGGGCCACGATCAATGACCTGCGTTCTGCGGTTCAGATTCAAAAACTGCTGGAGCGCGATGCGCGCGGTGGTACGCGGTACATTGAAATCATCCTGTCCCACTTCGGAGTTCATTCCGATGATGCACGCCTTCAGCGCCCTGAATATCTCGGCGGCGGTTCTAGCCGCATCTCTATTAATCCTGTGGCTTCTACGTTCCGCAACACGGAAGTTCCGCAGGCGGATTTGGCCGGAGTCGGAACCGTGGTTGGCCGTGGCGGGTTTCATAAGTCTTTTACTGAGCACGGCATTATTATCGGGCTGTGCAACGTCCGTGCTGATATTACATACCAGCAAGGCATCGACCGGTTCTGGTCACGCAAAACCCGATATGACTTCTACTGGCCCGCACTTGCCCACCTCGGAGAACAGGCCGTACTCAATCAGGAAATTTTGTGGCAATCACCCACGACTCCAGGAACACCTGAACCGATCAATGAACAAGCCTTCGGATATCAGGAACGCTTTGCCGAATACAGATACAAACCCTCCCGCATCACGGGGGTCTTTAATTCGCTAGCAGCGAATTCGCTCGACGTATGGCACTTGGGAACGGAGTTCTCGGCTCTGCCGGTGCTGAACAATTCGTTCATCGTCGACAATCCGCCCATAGAGCGGATCGTGGCGGTTATGTCCGAACCGCATTTCCTGCTCGACTGCTGGTTCGATCTGAAATGCGACCGCCCGATGCCGGTTTACAGCGTGCCTGGCATGATGGATCACTTCTAAGGGGGCTCCATGGGATTCTTTAAGAAGGTCGGAAAGGCGTTTAAAAAGGTCGGGAAGTTCGTCGTTAAAAAGGCGAAAGTGCTCGCGCCTGCCGCCGCTGCCGCTGCCGGGGTTCCTTGGCTCGGCAGTCTCGGCGGCATCGCGTCTGCCGGTGCTGGACTGCTGAAGGACAACGCTGGCGCTTTGATAAGCGCCGGCGCTGACTGGCTCGGTACGAACTCGGCCAACAACGCGTCAGCGAAATCCGTCGCGGATCAAATGGCATTTCAGGAACGAATGTCCAATACCGCGCATCAACGTCAGGTAGCAGACCTCAAGGCGGCTGGCTTAAATCCTATCCTCTCTGCAAACTCGGGCGCTGCCACTCCGGCAGGCGCCAACTATGATGCAATCGCTCCGTCGCCGGGCGAGAGCTACCAACAAGCCGCAACGGCTAAAACGCAACGTCAGTACAATCAGCAGCTCGTAAAAACGGCAGCAGAGCAAGCGCGAAACCTCGTGCAACAAACACAAACAAGCTCTGCCGTCGAAGCGAACACACATGCGCAAACTGACTACCAAAAGGCGCTCACCAATCAGGTGGCGCTTATCAATAAGCGCATCGAATCGGAGACGGCTGCTAACATTGAATCCGCAACACGCACCCGTCTTGAGGGTATGTTAGCGGATCAAAGGCGACGTACTGAAACGTGGAACACTGAAAGCGCACGCGCTGACTCGTCACACAAGCAATGGACTGCAAAAGGTCAAACGGCTCTCAATCCCGCGGTGAACTGGCTGACTAAAAAAATTAATGAACTGCTGGAGGAAGGTACAAGGGCTATCGACTCTGGCGCTGCTGCTGACAGCGCAAAATCTATGCTCCAAAAAGGCAAAATCTATCCTCATCAACT